AGATTAAGAACTTATTTTGATGAAACATCAAGACAAGCATTATTAAACCGTAGGGCATCTGAAGCAGAATCAAAAATGGTTGAGTTGCAACAAGTACCTTACACAATTTACATAGCATAATATGGCAATGTTTACAAGACAAAGGGATGTATCTCTAGTCAATAATATAAATAGAGAGTTACTAGGTAATATTGTTACCCAACAAGCGGCAGTATATCAATTTAAATTAGAAGAAACTAAAGTAAATATATATGGTGAAGCTGCGGGAGAAAAATATTATGATGGACCTTTCTTATTTGATGTATTAATAAATAGAACAAATCAACAATATGCTGAAAATGAAGAAGGTATACAATATGGTCAAAATATAGAATTTTATTTCTTTAGACCAGATTTAGTAGATGCTGATGTTGTACCTAGAGTAGGAGATATTATATTATATGAAACAGCATATTACGGAGTACAAAGTACAGTAGCTAACCAATATTGGGGAGGTAAAAATCCTGATTATCCAAATAATAATTCAGATGGAACAGCAAACCCACTTAATCCTAATTTAGATGAATTTGGAGAAAATTTATCAATACTGGTATCAACTTATTATATACCAGCTGATAAAGTAGCTATTTCACCTTATATAGAAAGATTTTAATGGCAACACCTAGAAAACCTATACCAAAATCTCAAAGAAAATTAAGTATTGAGAAACAAGACGTCTTTAAAGGAATTGAAGATAGAGGTGCCACTGGCAATCCTAATTCAGCTGATGAATTTGTAAATCCAGCTTCTAATTATTCTGAAACAGGAATTGAATTTAATAGATCTACAAAATTAAGTTTTAAAGATGATAATACTAAACAATTTTCTGTTGGTATTAAAGATTTAGATGAAGCTGTATTTTACTATTTTCAAAATATTATTAAACCTTTTGTTTATCAAAATGGTGATAGAAGAGAAGTACCTGTAATTTATGGTGCTCCTGAAAGATGGAAATCATTTCAACGTGATGGATATTATAGAGATAAAAAAGGTGCTATTATGTTACCTATTATTGTAATTAAAAGAGATTCTATAGCTAAAGATAGAACAGTAGCAAATAAATTAGATGCTAACCAGCCTAACTTATATGGTACTTTTTCTAAACATTATAGTGCTAAAAACTTTTACAGCCCATTTGGTGTTTTAAATAATAGAAAACCTATAGAAACTTTTGATGTTGTAGCACAACCTGATTATGTAACTTTAGAATATAGTTGTTTAATACAAACTTATTACATGGAACAATTAAATAAAGTAATTGAAGCATGTGAATATGCTTCTGATGCATATTGGGGTAATCCTGAAAGATTCCAATTTAGAGCTTTTATAGATCAATTTACAACTGCAACTGAATTAACAGTTAATCAAGATAGGTTGGTAAAGGGCACTTTTGGTATTAGATTACGTGGGTATATTATCCCTGATACAATACAAAAGGATTTAGCATCTGTAAAAAAATATAATTCTAAAGCTAGAGTTACAATAACTACAGAAGCAGTTAGTAATATAGAAACGGCAAATAAGCCAATTCAAGATCCTACATGGGATGGTAGAAAAAGAGATTAATTTTAAACAAATTAGTTAATATTTATAATAAATTAAATAAATAAATTATGTCGAATAAAAAGTTATCAAAAGAAGAAGTTGCAAAACTAAAAGATTTCCAAATTAAAAATAATGAAATCGTTGTATCATTAGGATCTATTACATTAAGAATAGATGCTTTAGAAAGACAAGAAGAGAATGAGTTAGAAAAGTTTCAAAAATTGCAACAAGAACAAAATAAATTTGCTCAGGAATTGCAAGAAAATTATGGTGATGGTAATATTGACCTAGAAAAGGAAGAATTTATACCAGCAGGATAGTTTTTTGAAATAGTTTCTAATATTTATAATAAAACAATATTAAATATAATATAAGACAATGGCAGAAACATTAATATCTCCAGGTGTATTAGCAAGAGAAAATGATCAATCTTTTATTGGTTCTAGACCCGTTACTTTTGGTGGCGCAATAATTGGACCAGCAATTCAAGGACCAGTTGGTATTCCAACTCCGGTTTCATCATATTCTCAATATGAAGCTATTTTTGGTGCCGCAATAGAAAGCGGATCCCAATATTACACATACCTAAACACAGTATCCGCAAGAAATTATTTTGAACAAGGTGGTGAATCATTATTAGTAACTAGAGTTGTATCTGGTTCATTTACAGCAGCAAATACTTCAGGTAGTGCTACTTCAGTAGAAGCTAATCTAAGTATACAAGCAAGTACTGGTACTAGAACATCATTTAAATTAGATACTTTATCAGAAGGAACTATAATGAATAACTACCAAGCTGCAGATTCAGCTGGTGGTACATTAGATAATGGATCATCAAATAACTTAAGATGGGAAATTGCAGGATCTAATGGTTCATCTGGACAATTTTCATTATTAATTAGACGTGGTAATGATACTTCAAACCAAAAAGCAGTATTAGAAACATATAACAATTTATCATTAGACCCACAAGCAGAAAATTACATATCTAAAATGATAGGTGATATTTTCTTCTCAGTAGAAGTAGATGGAACAGATTATTATGTTAAAGAAAACGGAAACTATCCAAATAGAAGTGCTTACGTAAGAGTATCAGATGTATTTTTACCTACTCCACAATATTTTGATAATAATGGAACTGCAAAAGTAGCATTTACAGGAAGTTTACCAAAAATAGGATCTGGTTCATTTAAAAATGCAACAGGAGCTAACATTTATGGTAATACAGCATTGTTTAATGAAAACATATCAGCAACAAACATACAAGGTGTTGGACCAAATGATTATACACAATCAATTAAATTATTAGGTAATAAAGATGCTTATCAATTTAATGTATTAACAGCACCAGGATTAATTAAATCATTACACTCTGCACAAACTAATTTATTAGTTACAACAGCTCAAAATAGAACTGATTGTATAGCAGTAATTGATTTAGTACCAACAGGATCAACAATAGGAACAGTAACATCACAAGCTTCATCATATGATACTTCATATGCAGCTGCTTATTGGCCTTGGGTTCAATCAGTTGATGGAGGAACAGGACAAATAGTTTGGTCTCCAGCTTCAACATTTATACCAGGTGTATATGCATTTACAGATGCTTCTTCAGACCCATGGTTCGCACCAGCAGGTCTAATTAGAGGAGCTTTAGGTAGTGTAGTTAGAGCTGAAAGAAAATTAACATCTGGAAACAGAGACACATTATATGAAGCAAATGTTAATCCAATTGCAACATTCCCAGGAAGTGGAGTTGTAGTATTTGGTCAGAAAACATTACAGAAAAAAGCAAGTGCTTTAGATAGAGTAAATGTTAGAAGATTATTAATAGCATTAAAAAGCTTTATAGTACAAGTATCAGATAACTTAGTATTTGAACAAAATACAATCGCTACAAGAAATAGTTTCTTAAGCCAAGTTAATCCATACTTAGAAAGTGTACAACAAAGACAAGGATTATATGCATTTAAAGTAGTAATGGATGCAAGTAATAATACACCAGATGTTGTAGATAGAAATGAGCTAGTAGGACAAATTTACTTACAACCAACTAAAACAGCTGAATTCATTATATTAGATTTCAATGTTTTACCAACTGGAGCAACATTTCCATCATAAAAACTAAAAAATAGAATATTTATAATAAAATAATAAAATAAAAAAATGGCAGTATTAAACCCAAACGAAATATTTTTTACAGCATTTGAGCCAAAACAAAAGAATAGATTTGTTCTTTATGTAGACGGGATTCCATCATACCAAATTAAAGGAATGGGAGCTGTAACATTATCACAAGGTACAGTAGCCTTAAACCACATAAACGTTCAAAGGTTTGTAAAAGGTAAAACAACTTGGGGTACAATTCAAATGACGTTATTTGACCCAATTACACCATCAGGTGCTCAAGCATGTATGGAATGGGTAAGATTACATCATGAATCAGTAACAGGTAGAGACGGATATTCAGATTTCTATAAGAAAGATCTTACATTAGACATATTAGGTCCTGTAGGTGACATCGTATCTGAATGGATTATTAAAGGAGCATTAATTACAGAAGCGAATTTCGGCGATTATAACTGGGATACTGAAAATGCTGCACAGGAAATCCAAATAACAGTCCAACCAGATTACTGTATATTAAATTTCTAAAAATACTTTGTAGATTTATTGAAAATAGCTTGGCTTCGGTCAAGCTTTTTTTTATATTGATATGTATAACTAGAAACACGTTACAAACAAAATAAAGATTATATGAGCGATTATAAATTTCCTACCGAAGAGGTAGAATTACCTTCGAAAGGATTACTATATCCCGAATCTTCTCCATTATCTAAAGGTGTCATTGAAATGAAATACATGACAGCTAAAGAAGAAGATATTTTAACAAATCAAGCATTTATTAAAAAAGGTATAGTATTAGATAAATTATTAAGATCATTAGTAGTTACTAAAGATGCTAATATTGATGATTTAGT